CCATCACTGAATACTGCGGAGTCATTAGTAAGCAAGGAAGCGCTGTTTTGTCTTATAAGATTACCGTATTGATCAAAAGACTCCGGAAAGCCAAGGCCACGCAACCAGTCATGTAGTTCAAGATAGTTAGTCATATCTTCATCTACCATGAAAGTAATGTCAAGAGGCTCAAATGATAATTTAGTGCCAGGAGTTGGTAGTTTAACAAATGGGTCTTCGATATCGAACTGCCCTAACGTCAAAGTAGGCAACCTTACATTTTGTGTAAAGTAACTGGTATTGGGGGTACGATTAAGCACAAACCTGAAACCTAACGGCGATAGGTAACTTTTGTTACTAGGTTGGTTGTCTGTTGCAGCCATATTGTCCTCCTACATTATTTATCCAGACAAAAAAAACGGGGGCCGAAGCCCCCGTCTAAAATCGCCCTTACGGGTCTTTTTATTACATCAGGTTCGTTACTGAAACAAGACGGTAGTACACGTTCCTGTTGTTGAAGCTGATTGTACCATTGCCAGCAGTTGTGCCTTCTGCAAATGGGTTAGCAACCATGCCGTAACGAGTCTTGAAGCCAATCTTAGGCTGGAAGGTGTCCTCGCCAACCGCACGTACCATCTGCAGAGGTACATATGGGCAGTAGAAGATACCAGCATCAAAGGCGCTAGAGCCCTTGTAGCCGAGAGTGTAGTACTGGTTACCAGCAGATGAGCTGAAGTATGGATCGATGTAAACTCGGATCCGGCCATTCAGTACACCAGCAAAGGTGTTACCAGTGTCGTCTACGTTAAGACCTACAGACAAAGCAGGGGTGTAATCAAGAACACCAGCCATCTGAAGAGCAGAAGCTACGTCAGAAGAGCAGATCATGATGTTACCCTTACCGCGACGAGTTGCTTTGGCAATTGCGTTTGCATCACGCTCGATCTGGAAGATCAGACCCTTGAAGCGCTCTACAGACCAACGACCGTTTGAATCAACGTCGAGGTTAAATGTACCAGTTGAAGCTACGTTCTCCTGAGCACCAGCTGAAGCTGTGTAGTTAATCGTTCGGACAACTTCACGGTTAATTTCAGCCAGGATCTCAGCTGACAGGATGTTAGAAAGCTCAGTCTCAGCATCGAGGCCGTGGATAGCTTTCAGGTCCTGAGCGAGTTCCATCGTGTACTCAGCTTTCAGAGCACGTGAAACAGCCGTTACAGCAACTTTCTCGATTGAGAAGGCCATCTCGTTGAAAGCGTTAGAAGCGCCATCACCCAGAGCTTCAGCAGATGTTGTAGACATACCAGTTTCAACAGAGTAGGTGTTACCTACTGCACGAGTAGTTGGATCAGTACCAGTTTGACCTACACCTGGGTTACCTTCACCGTCGATAACTGCTTTAGAAGCGGTGTTACCAGAAGCAGAAGCAGAGAACGAAGAATCAGCTTCGTTAAACAGAGCCTCAGTACCAGATTGGTTTGAGTAACGAGCGCGCATTGCAAAGATCAGGCCAGTTGGGCCAGTCATTGGCTGTACGCCGCATACGTCATAAGCGATCAGGTTTGGCATTGATCGTCGTACCAATGAAATCAGTACTGGATCAAAAAGGTCTACGTTACCAGCTGGTGAAACAGCAGGAGCGGAAGAACCACCCATTGCGTTGGTAGGCGAAGCCTCACCCAACAGCGATGGCATTTGGTATCCACCTGAACCCATTGCTTGCTCGCGAGCTGATCGCTCTTGATTTTCCAGAAGCTGAGCAGTTACAGCACGACGATGTGAATCCTTGATTTCACCAAGGTCACCGTGATCGAGTACTGGCTGCCACTTCTCGATAAGTTGTTCAGATAACATGATAGTCTCCTCTTATCTATCTAAAGTTATTTATAATTATTACTTCTTCATGGACCTAGAAATGGCATTTACGTAATTGGCCATCTCGGATGTCACGGCTTTATCAGACGTTTCCTCCAAGAGAGGCTCATCGTCGTCCAACTCATATGACGAAGTTACATCTTCACTACTGCCAAAATAACTTTCTTTAATAACATTAAGTTTCTTAACGAAAGTTTCTTCATTACTAAAATCAATACCTTCTGCTAAGGTTTCAAATTTAGCCTTCTGAGTATCCGTAAGGCCATTGCTTACAGACTCAACAAGTTCATCCCGATCATGTTGCTCAACAACACCTTTAAGCTCAACGTTCTTTTCGATTTGCTCGTTTAGCTTGGACTCCAGTTCTTCAGCCCGAGCTGCCAGCTCTTCTACTACGTCTACCTTCTCATCAGGGATTTCTACATAATGATCCTCGAACAGACCTTTGAGGCCTTTCAAGAAATCTTCAACCATCTCAGCCTTGAGACCTTGCTCTACAGCAAGACGGTTCTCTTCCATCCACTGCTCAACAACGTAATCAAGATACTGATCAAGGTTTTCAGTCAGTTCTTTCTGAAGAGTATCTACTTCTTCGGAAAGCTCAGCTTCGAAGTTAGTTGAAATCTTCTCAAGCTGCTCGTTAACCTTAGCTACAACAGCTGCTTCAAAAATAGTAACAGCCTTTTCTTTAAATTCCTCGTTGAGATCATCCGCACCTTCGAACATAGCAGTTACGTCCTCAAGTACTGAAACATCTTCAGCGGTAATCTTAGGAAGGTCGCGGACGCTATGAACTTCTTCAATAGCTTCATCTTCGAATTCTACGTCTTCCATCTTCATACCAGCCATCATCTTGCCATAAGATGCCTTAAGCTGCTTAGTAGGCATCTCATTCATCTTGGACATCATGGCGTTAATCATACCCGCCTTAGTGCCAGGTACTTTTACAGCAGTAGGAGAATCCTTAGGATCATCTACTACTTTCTTGTCGCCCTTACGTGGCTTTACTTTTACTGACGTAGGCTCAGGAACTTCAGAAGGATCGCCCATTGACGCTTTAAACTCGTCAAGCTGCTCCTCTTGAGTCTCCTGGAGCTCTACTTCTTGAATATCTTGTTCAGACATTTTTATAACTCCTTTGAGTGGTCTAATGTTATTTATAAAAATTATAGCTTGGACAGGAAGTCAGACCAAACTTTAAGTTTGGCTTCTGTCAAATCTTTGGAAGGAGCTTCCTCAATTACTTCCTTATAGTCGTTAATGGTCGCTTCTCGGATAATACCGTTGTCCCATACCCATTCCTTACCTTCCATAATACCTTCAACGAAAGCATCTGGTGCAGATGGGTCTGCAACGATGTCTGCAGCTGTTGCAAGATAGAAATCATTCTGTACTTCAGCTACACCGCTCTTATTCTTGAGCGAACCCATTCCACGAGACGAAACACCCAAGCTAGCTCCTTCATCCATCAAGTTCTTCACAATTTGACCCATAGGAGTCTCTGTCATGATCTTGGCCTTACCGATAAAGTTATCACCGTCTCTAGTAAGTTCTTTGATCATATGGCTGACACGATCAAGATTGATTGTTGGACTAGTTGGATGTCCAAGTTCGCCATATGCTCTGTTCTTTTGTACGTTCTCTGTAACGTACCTGTTTACTTCCTTATCGAGAACCTCAGCTGGATATACTCGTCCATTGCGGTTCTTAATATTTGCTTGCATAAAAGGACCACGAATAAAGTAGTCCTTTTTACCGTCTTCTCTTGCTTCCGCAATATACTCGACGGACTCGTTAATCTCTGTGATTAGCTTCATGCTCATTCTCCAGATACCTTGTGCAGCTGAACAATGATGTAACCGTTACCGCCACTAAGAGCTACGTTACAGTTTGCTGTCAGTTGTGCATCTGTCTCTAGGCGAATACCTTGATAATCTTGGCCACCAGACCCAGTAAGGATGGCAACAGTGTCGCTACCACGAGTTACTGTCCAACGATTGGTACCATCTACTGCCCAAACAATTTGAGAGATTGACATTGAATTAACAGTCTCTCCTGCAGTCGCAGCGGTTACAAGATTAAGCGTATCAGCACCAGTGGCTCTCAATACCACGTAGCCGCCCGGCTTATTTTGATTGGTTGTTATAGGCATTGTAAATCCTTATGCGTTCTGCATAGCGAAATCAACCATCGTCATAAATGATGATTCGCCTTTTTCTAAACTGTCTCTGAACTTCTTAGCGTTAGCTGGCTTCAGAGCATCATGAACTGACAGTACTTTATTAGCAGTAACCGCATCGACCTTTAAAGTTTGGTTGTTCTTAAACTTTACAGATTCTGGGCGCTTACTGCTTTTGATCTTTTTTAGAGTATCGACGACCCCCTCGTCAAGCACTGTTCGGAAGTCGCTAAACTTCTTGCTCTCTTTGATCTTCGAGGAACCTTGCATTACAGGAGTCTTTTCTCCACCCCTGCTATACTGCTTTGGCTCTTTGTACTCAGAACCACCAGGCTGCGTCTCAGATGTACCTTGCTTAATGGGCTGACTTTCACCACCAGCATGCTTCTTGCCGCCTACGTGCTCATCTGGGTTGCCAACGATGTTACCAGTAAACTGATGATCAAAGGCAACTGGATGACCAGTCTTAGTGACGTTGTGCATGTTGGCAAAGTCTTCTTCGCCTTTAGATCGAGGCTTGTACTTCTTTACCTGATCGTCCTCTTCCTTGTTTGGTTTGTAGTCCTGAGCTGGACTATCCTCAAACAGGTCCTTAAACTTCTTCATCAGAAGTCTCCTCTGGTTGTTCTAATTCCTGGTCTTCGCTATCGAGTTCTGCATCAACCTCTTCAGGTTCCTCTTCGGCAAAAATAGACTGCCCTACCGCATACTTCTCGTTATCGATTCTACCTTTAAGGCGATCCATTAATAGATCACTCACAGTAGAACTAAATTGATCATATTGTTTAGCCGCAAGTTGATCAATTGCGTCCTTTACTTCTGGCATAATATACTCCTTGAATGATAGTATTTATAAAAACAAAACACCTTAGCCTAATAAAGCTGCAGTGGGTGGTGTAAAGTTTGCTGTGTAACGTGCTAGACCTTTTGTGATGCGAAAGTCGGAAAGATATCCCTGTATATGGCCATCTGCAGTATCACTACTTCTACCTATAAAAAAGTTAGTTCCATTACCACTTAAAGCGACAGAGCTAGCTACAGTTCCAATACTAGTGCCGTCAATGTAAACAGTTATGGTACCATTATATCTTACTATAGCAACGTGAACCCACTGGTTATAGTTTACCGTGCCTGCATTGATGGCTGGAAAGGAACCATTGTGCGCTAATTGGTATTGCGTAGTAGTACTACCGCCGTGCCCAGCAAAAAATTGTAGAGTACCAGTTGTCCATGTAGCATAGTTTCCAAAAAATGCTGGATACGAATCGACTCTAGCCGTAAGATAATGCCAAAACTCAATAGTAAAGTCCTCACTTGCCCCAACGTCAAATCGAGGAAACTGTATCATATCATCTACACCATCAAAAAAGATAGATGAAGTTAAATATTTAGATTGGGTAGTAGAGGATTTAGTACCTCCGGTTAATGTCATCGTTTTAACAGACTGCGATTTATCAATGATGCCAGCGTTCGTACCGCTGAGGAGCAAAGATGTATTGGTGATTGCTGTTAGTGGTTCCGTCGGAGGAGTAAATGCCGACGTGTAAACGGCAGTTCCTTTGACGATACGTAGATCAGAAATATATCCGTGAAAAGGTTCAATAGGACTACCGTTTGAGTATCTATGACCTATTATAAGTCCAGCGGCTCCTGTATTAAATGCTGTGCTGGTACCTACATTCCACGTACCCTTAGAT